CAGAGACACAATACCCTGCTTGCCTCGGTCGCTAGATAGAGTAAACCTCACTAGAGCTTCAACGTCATTAATCCCGTTTATTGGGTTAAACGCCGCTACCTTTGTACCTGCACTAGTGCTCTCCAGGCTTAGAGAGCCAGCCTCAGCGTATAATCTATGGCCGCCGTTTCCTTGTCTAAAAGACCAGTCGGCCGTTTGAGGGGTAGAGCCATCTAAATAGTTTAATGAGTATTGTGCCATTGTATTGTGCCTTTACACGCTATCCAGTTATGACCTCAAAGTTCACGGCTATGTACGGCGGCATATTACTTGATGTGTATTCATACCACAACCGCTCAATAGGATTATCACCCTCTTGCCCTATAGTTCCACCTACGTTAGCCACACTACTTTTATATGTTAATTCACTAGATGAGCCATCGCCAGTCAGCCACTGGTCAAGTAGTGGCTTTATGCTGTTTAGATATTTAGTTCCACTGTGGCGAAATGCCCCGGAAGCTATACCCCACAAAGTATTCACGTGACGAGTTCTCTCAAAGCCACCCGTAGAGCCAAGTGTATAACCACTTCCAGAACCAAAAGGCATTCTAGTGCGCATGTCGGCTAGCGTGAATGTTGTAGATTTCACAATACCATATGTTGAATTGCTCTTGACATGCTCATATAGCAATGGATAATCTGACTTGTTATATGTACCGCCGTCCATAAATAGACGGCCGAGACCAGGAGCGGAATTGAGCGTCATAACGATATCACCAACATGTGCCGACGATTCAACATATATTGAGTTTGATACACTCCACCCCGCAGAGATGTCTTTTGCCGAGGTTTCCTTTTGGGCTCTAGCTATAGTCATTGTGTCGTTATTAAGATCTGTAACAAGCACAATCTCGCTATTGCCCCGAGTACTCAGTTGTCCAGGCGGAGTTGCTGTCAAAAAGAATGGCACATCTGGCATACCATTGCCGTAGCCGTCCTCGACCGCCATAGTAGTGCCTGTCTTACCGGGACCGGTTTTGACAATGGCACTAGCCAGGTTTCTAATTTGATTAGCCATTCTACCCCTCCTAAGCCGGGTTAGAGACTGTTACAGTCCAGGACGGGACGGTCACTGTATTGCCTGCTGTTAACGGCTGAGACGTCACCGTAGTCACGTAGAGCAGGTCAGAGTTATTAACCAAGCACACGTGGGTCGCGTTACCAGTTGCGGTGATATTAATCACGGCCTTTTGGGCTATTGTTAATTTACGCCCATTAGGAGAGCCTGCTGATTTTGAAAAGTCGGAGCTTGTGAGATTCGCTGTTGCAAGCGCCTTAGAAACGGCGTCAGCCCTATTAGCAGGCTGCTCTGTCGTAACGATGAGCGATGTCGCACCCGCTACAACATTGAGAAGCCCATCGAGCACCGATGTATTAGCCCATTTAGACATTTATTCGCCTCCATCTATGGTGCTATCGTGCACCTCTAAAGTAATATTTGTTTTTTCTTCGTTCATAATTCTTTCCATATGATTCTAGCTATCAATCATATTCACAAAAAAACAGCCCCCTCCCCTTTACATTGGAGAGGAGGCTTGTTTATATCGACCCTAGTGACTAGGCAGTTCGTTTAATAACGACACCGTGGTCAGGTCGCAAGACCTTGACGCCAAACAACTCTGAGGCGACAACGTCGTCCTGTCCCTTTTTATAATCGCGACCGAACTCAATCATAGGAACATTTTGGGTTGCGCCAATGATTGCCGAACGGTGGAACATCAGGAACTGGTAGGCAGGTTTAGCACCGCTATCTTTTCCGATAGTGTTGGTTACGTAAACAGGCATACCATAAATCTCGCCGACGAATCCACTCTTGCTCTTGACAAGACCACTTTCACCAACCTCTTTGTAGGCGGTAAACTGTGGAACCTTACGTAAGTCAGCGCGACCAATACCGTTAACGACGATAAAGCGGTCGTCCTCTGGCACGTTCTTCATATCAAGAGTAGCAGCAGCATCAACAATCTTTTCAAACGTCAGGGCAGCGCCTGAATCAATCGGAGTGTTTGAAAAGTCGGTAACGGCTTTCTTGAACACCTCGGCGTCCTTGGCGCGGTCAAGCCAGCGGCTCAATCGAGTCTGGACAGGAGCACGCAAGTCATACGCGCTCTGGGCCTTTAAGGCGTCCTGAATACCAACACCGTGGCGAATGTAGCGGTCGATAAGCAAGTCAACAGTCGTTACATCAAGGTTATCGATTTTTACATCTGTGCCGACAGTGTAGTTGGTTTTATAGTCTGCATCAACTTCGCCAACAAACGGAATATGCAGTGTATCACCCTTACTGGAGATTTCGCCACTATAGCGAGAATCAATCAGTTGCCATAGCACCAAGTTGTCAAGACGGTTGTCTGCAATCTCGCGACTCCACAACTCGGGTACAAGCCGCTCAGAGAAGCCGACATCAGTGGTATTACCAACGGCACCAGTGCCGACGGTAGGTTGAATTTGGTTTGCAGCCATTTTTTGTTTATTTCTTTCTTTTTTATATTGTTTTTAGTATTCTAGCACTATCTTAGGCCAGCCTCTTGAAGAAGTTTAATATGCTCTGGGTCTCGCGGATTGTACACATTCGTGAGCCACTCAGCAGTGATTTGAGGCTTCTTAGGTTGACCACCCTGCATGGCGTGAGCCTGTGGCGCACCACCCTGCAGTTGCTTGTTAATAGATTCCCGTTCCTCTCGGCGAATTGCTTCAGCGTCAACATTTGCGCCTGTATTCGCCCCAGACCGTAATTGAGCCAAACCATATAAGGTATCTAAGTCTCGAGAAAGGGTTTTGGCATACATTCTAGCTTGTTCTTCTCCAAACTGCGGTGTAAGCTCCGCAACCTTTTCATTGAGTATCTCGACCATCACAGGTTCTAGAGACCTATCACGACTTTTACCCTGCCAAAATTTATTGACTTGGTTCTCGTATTTAAGGCTATCGACTTCCGCTCTTAGGCTTCCGTCGTCCAGTTCTTCTGTCGCTTCGGAGATGCTCTTATTAGATGTAGCATTACGATATGCTCTCTGGTTATCGTGGGCGAGTTTTAGGGCACGCTTGACGTCATCGCTAGCGGTTTCAAGGTCAAAGCCTTGAGCTTTAGCGAACTTAGCAAGACCATCATCAGTTTGATTGGCATCGCCCTGTTGTGTTTGTTTTTGTGTTTCACTGTTTTGGTTTTGTTGGGCGGTGTCATCTGATACTTTCCCTTGCGATTGCTCACGAGAGTTAGCGTCCTGATTAGATTGTTCCGCCGATTGTAGTTGCTCAGTCGTTTGTCCAGTAAGCTCGTTAGAGGCTGGCGATTGGTCAACGCCCTCGGTAGGGGAATTATTCATCTAGGATACTCCTTTGGTTTAGTAATCTATTATTTTTGTGATTGTGCAACGTCGGGGTCTACAAATTCCTCGACGTATGTTTTTACTATATCACATCCGACGCTTCTTTGCAATAGGTAAGCGTACTTTTCTGGTTCAAAATCGAGCTGCAGGTCTCCTCTACCGCTAGATGTAGGTACATTGCGATACACCTCAATCGGGCCTGAGGCCATAATAGAGTGCATTTCTTTCTGCAATTCGATGAATTCCATGAACCTTTGGTAGGCAAGGGTCTTTGAAAACCCCTGCCATTCATTGCGAATTTGCTCATTTTCTGACAAAACGTTATCGGCCATTTTACTCCTTATCGTGGACGCGAGCTAGCATGTAGTGTTGTGCTAGGCTGGTCAGCCCGTATTCGTCTTATATTATTTTGCGATGTGTCTGCTCCGCCACCACCCTGCGTACCGCTCTGCTGACGCAATCGTGCGGAGCGGCTTGATGGTTGGCTTGTAGGAACTTCATCGCTGCCACCAGACATTAGTGCCTGAGCGCCAGGTGTCATCACAGTGTTAGCCTGTGTAAGCGACGGGTCAACCGCCTGGCCATCTGGGCCCATAACAGGTTGTGGAGCCGTTAACATTTCCTCGATATCATCGTCAGACAGGAACTTGCCGAACAGGACCTTATATTGCTGGCGCAAGAAAGCTTCCTGGTTAACGAGTGGATTGCCGAGACTAAACTGTGCAGCGACCTGCATGGCCTGTGACAAGGCGGCGGCTTCTGCGTCCATAGTTGCCTCTAACACAACACGCGGCTCGTACTCGCCCTGGTATGTGCCAGGTTTATATGTTTGCCACTCCACGCCCTTTTTACCAACAATACGCACAGCTGTTTCGGTATCAACAAAAATCTGAATCATCTTATAGATAATACGGGCTAGCTGCGCAAAGCCCTCGTCTTCTAAGTTCTGGACCTTTGTTGTGAAGCGCATAGAGGCCTGCTGAAGCTGGGCCTGAACCTCTGTGGCGGTTGTGCGGCTGAACTTCTGTGCAACACCCTGAACGGCCGCATCAGCGCCAGTTGCGTTACGCATCTGCTGGCGTAGTCGCTCAATCTCACCATCTGCCGACGGACTAATATCGTTCTTCTCGATAGGCGATAACGCGCCTTTCGGAATAGGGAATACCGCACCAGGGCTTGACTCAATCTGTTCGGCCATGTGCTTAAACCGAGGGTCAATCTGCCACATGTTATTAAGCACATAAGCAACATTGTCCCGCTTCTGGCTTGCTGTATCATTCAGGGCCTCCTGCGCAGGCAATATAACCTCTACATCACCGCGAGCAAAGAATAAGCTAGAATCAACATAGTTGCGCAGAATAGCAAACGGTAGGAATCCTTTTATCTCCGGAATCTTATGCTTGCCCTTAACAACCTCACCATCAATCTCCACTGCCGTATCAACGGAGTCTTCAGCCTTGTGATACGGATTTTCTCCATCGTAGATAACTGTGCCGCGATTAGCAATCATAACCTTGCGATATTGAGTGTAATAGGTGATGACCTCAACCTGCTCAGATATTGCATTCCTGCCAAACGTTGAACCGATGTACATCTCCTTGCGGTCTTTGTCCATATTGTCATCTTGTGTGCCAAGCGAAATGACATCTAGGTTCTTATATTTATCCCTGACTTCACCAGTTTCTGGGTCAACCTCTTTCTCCGCTTTAAGCTGTTTAAGGCTGGTGAGGAAACGGTATCCTGCGTAGCGCGGGTATCCAGGCTCTTCTGGACGATTCATATGTGTGGCCGCTGGGTCAACAAAGAAGTCCGATAATGGAATGTGCTGGATTAGTGGCCTGCCATTCTCCCAGCTAACCATGAATATACCGTTGCCGTAGATAATCATATCGCCGACCCAGTTGAGCATCTTTTCGGTCATATTATTGCATGACCAGTAAAAGTCCACTAAGGCGTTGAGGGTGGTGGTGTCCTGCTCTTGTTCTTCGGTTAACGGCAGATACTTAAACTTGGGTTTAGTTCCAGCGATAGCCGCTTTTAGGCTTTCCACAATGGCAAAAGTCTCTGGCACAAACTCATTCGCGACGCCAACATAGCCCTGTCTAGTTCTAATGCTATTATAAGCCTTGAAACATTCAGACCATATTTTTTCGTAATGGCCCGAAATATAGCTTCTAGCTTTGCTAAAGTCTTTCATGACCTCCGCAAGGGTACTGTCCCCCTTGACGGACTGGTCTGCAGACGTGAGTTTCGGTGTATTGTTTTTATTTTTCTTGCTCATCTATTTGTCACTTTGCTCTTTTTAGTCTTCTTAACAACATTAAGCCCATGGATATCATTCTCGCCCCATGGGAACAATTGAAAGGCGATAGCCTTGGCCATCACCGTATCGTCATGTTCGCCCTCCTCGGCGTTCATACGACCACGGTCATCTCTGACAAACGCAAAAGCCTCATTGACGAACACAATATCCAGGTCCTTGTTGAGCCTCTCGCGAACAATCCTAACTAAGTCGTCAATCATAATCCGCTTGGTGCGGACGTCAGTTTTCCACCCAAGGTTAGATGTCGGCTCCTCAAAGTCCTCATCATACCCCTTATCTCGCTTATAAAGATTGGTGTAGAACGTGTCTCTTAACTTCTGGATAGTTGTGAGGCCGTGGTTATTAACCTCGACGCCCACTAAGGCGTAGTTGTAGTAGGCACCGAGTGCGCCAATGACTTCGCCGAACTTATCTGGGTCGATATGCCCGCGCCATCTCGCAACCGTTTGCATTGTGGCGACATCAACCACCTCTGCCACAGAATAGTCTCCTCTTTTGAGACCCTCCGCGACATCGCCACCGATGACGTATTCGTGTCCTGGTTTTGGGTGTACCCAGATTTTGAGTGGGGCTTTATATGTAAAGTCCTCTGGTTTTTCATTGGGTTCAAAAGGAACTCTTTCCAGCACGTATTGCTCATGTAATTCTCCTGGGATTATCTTGTAATATTCTGTCTCCTCAATGGGCTGAGCATCTTTTTCCATCTCCTGTAAGGCGAGTGTATTGAAGACATTCTTGCCCGAGGCGATGAATGCCTCCTGCCACGTCGACGGGTATTCTTGGGGTAGACGTTCGGGCGTTGATTCAAAGTTCTTAGCCTTATGGCGATAGAAATGAATCTTCGCAGGTATATGGTCCGGGTCAATATGTATCGTTTTACCCGCAACCGTATGACCTTTATTCATTAGGTCGATAAGAAAATCCTCATATTCCGTTGTCTTTCCTAGAGGTTCGCCGAAATCACGCTCATATGTATCTAATATCCACCAAGGGAAAAAGAACGGCTCAAAGTTATTAAGACCTTTTGTTGCAGCAACAAACTCTTTGTGAAAGTAGTTACCCCTGCCCTTTGCTGTGCTTTCTAAAAATATCATGGACGGCTTATCCATGACCTGTTCGTCTGGAACGGTTTCGAGCAGAGAAGCGACCAACTCTTCACCGTTCTCCCACTCGCCAAGTTCCGAATTAGATATTGCACCAATCGGCGTTTCAAAGTTATGGTCTGGGTGGTCTATCTCTATATCTATAACATTAGCAGGCTCATATGGCGTGAGAGATTTAATTCTCACATACAAAGCACCATCAACCCATTTATACTTGCGTATATGTGGTTTTAGTACACCATCATTAAAGTTGTTAATGTAGGTTTTCTTACAGTTGCGCCCGTAATACTGACCTGCATCGCGAGTGCTTAAACTGCCGTGACGACCAAGCATATCTCCGATACGATTGATATTTCTGGCTATTCTCTCGTGTACAGATGTTGCAGACACTCTATCGTGTTGTGTTTTGCTACCATCTCCATCGAGATAGCCCCGAAGCAAACCCTCAAAGTATTCCTTGTTGCCGAATATAGGTATATGTTTGTTTTCCGTTCGACCATACAGGTCATTTATTAAATGAGTCATGTAGGTATCGTAGCAATGTGTCATACCGCGGTTACCAGAGAACTCGTCAGAGGTGTTGGCAAAGAACGACCTGATATTCTCGATATAGTGTTCATCTTTATGATACGCAAAAGTCAACTGATTCAGGTATTTACCAGATTTCTTGACGTGCCCCTCAGCTAAGTAATACCCCGCAAGATAACCAAAGTCATAGTCAAGCTCAATTGTTCGGGTATTAGATACACTAGCACCGCCGTTCTGCGGTCGTTTAGGTGTCTTGTAAGAGTAGTCTACAGAGTACACCTCCTCAAAGCAATAGTCTGGTTTACGCACCCAGTCATTCGTCGTCAGGTCGCCGACACATTTATAGCCATCGATAGTTAGCACCTTATGCTCTGCTGTCAAATAGACAGGTTCATTACTGCCCCACGCCCTGACCGCTATTGTGTCTTTCACACCTGGGTAGAACTTGCGCTTAACTGGAGCGATTGCGCCAGAACTCGTAAAGACCTGGTCTCCGACCTTAATATCGCCAGCTGTTGTTGAGCTACCGTCTGCCAGTATAATAGGACTGTCAGGGTGCATGCAACCGTGAAGTAGGTTGATGGTGTCAGAACGTCCTGCGGCCTTGTTTCCAGCTGTGGCTGTTTTAATTGAGCTGCCCAAGCCCACCTGTTTACCAGTGTCATCAAATCGCTCAAACGACAAGTCCGTTCGGGTATTGTATCTAACCGATGGCTTAAATACTGGGTTCGTGTTGTCATAATATCTACGAAACATCATGTATAGATTCTTGGAAGAGCCCTCTTCGTGTCCAATAATCACCGAGTTGATATTCTTGTTCGTAGACGTCCACCAATAAATAATAGCCTCTACGGCCGTGCTTAAGCCCATCTGACGGGCTTTAAGGATAATAGCCTTAATAGGACGCTTTTCTTTAATACAAAGCAATACGTAGTCGATAAGCACCCTCTGAGGGGTATTCGGCACAAACGGAATAATCCGAGAGTGCTTATCTTTAATCTTTAGATTGTTTTTACAATACCTATAAAAGTCTTTGCGAATATCGAGAATCTTCTTTATCTGTTCTTGTTTAAGACTCTGATTCTCCATCGACTTCATTTTCCTCGCGGTATTTACGCAGCAATAGATTGATTAGCCTCGATTTGTTCTTGAGGCCATCATAAAACTCTTTGTTCTCTGGCCACAAATAAATCTGCCGCTTATTCTCGTTTGTCATACACCACTCCCTGTCTTTTTATGCACCACCTCAATCTCATCGACAAATATCGGTGAGCGCTTAACTTTTATACTCTTTCCTCGCACCGAATGGGTAGGAGACGTACCGCGCCCCCTGGCCACACCCCCATATTCTGCCCATGCCCGTTTCTTGTAAGCTCGAATAAGCCTGTTGCGAAAACTCTTGCTATTGCCCGCAAACTGTTCGTTAACTAGACGCTTGAACTCGCCGATGCCCAGTTGTGTGGGTATGTGGTAGAGCAAGCCGCCAGCCACACTAGCCCTCCAGCTCTCCGTAGCGATGTTCATCAACAGCCTGTATAACGCGGTTAATCTCGGCCTCGATGTCCTCGTCGCCCGTGATAACCACGCCAGTCTCTTTCTCCCCGTCGGTCACTACAAGATGAACTCCATAGCCGTATTGCTCTGTGCGCCAGTCGTATTTACGGACTAGAGGCGCTGCGATATCCCGCACCTCTTGTTCTGTTAATTGTCCTGCCATTTTTCCTCCTTTATTATTCTAATTGTGATAAGGCATCTTCTATGCCAACATGCGCTGTGATTTGCTTTTGCACAAACATACCCTGGTCAGTTCCCAGTAATTTAGCCGCTGCAATTCTATCGCTGGCTTTCTCATATTTAGAAAGCGCGATATCTTCCAGAACAGACCTAATATGCTCAACATTCATGGTCCTCATAATATTCCTAGCACTCTGTACCCACTGGAGAGCCAGCCTGCTACTCATAATATCTCGAGCGTATCTCTCGCTATACCCAGCTTTAATAGCTGCTTGGTATGAATTCGCATAAGTCTCTTTCTCGTTGGGGTCCATGTAATAGCGTAGCCAGTTTAACTGTTGATGCGATGCTGTCCATTGGTTCGGCTGAACTGGGGCTCCGTCCTTTCGCTCGGCCACCACAGGCCGTGCATTAAACTTTTTGCCCTTTTTCTTTCCCATAATACAACTATAGCACACTGTTGTCTTTTTGTCAATACCTTTGTGTTATTTTGTGTAGTATTTTCTAGGAGATAGTGTTGCCTCCCTATCGGTGTATGGATATACTAATATTATGGGTAGTATATTTTTGCACCTGAGGTGTGTGTTGATATTGTGACACTACGTGTTGTATATTTTTAAACCGGGTCCACCCTCTGCCCCGTCCTTAGCTACACGGCCACCCGCTGGCGTCGCCTCCCCCACCCCACCTGCTGTAATAATCACAACATCGCACAAAACACGACAAACAAAAACAAAAACAACAAAACACAAACACGCGTATCATGTTGTGCATAACACAACAACGCACAAGAGCGTAGCACAACAGTAGACGCCCACAACGATACCATAACACATAATCCAGTGTTGTCAAGCTGCCGCGATACACAAAAACAACCACAAAACATTAAAATATTACACCATAACCTTGCCAAAAACACTAAATAATGGACAAACCTCGGGATAGACGCAGCAACCTATCGCTGAATGTCATCACCATATTGTTGAAAATATCATGTAATAAGGGCCCATTTTGTCAATAATATGATGTGTTGTATCATTGAATTGACAGGGTGTCAAATGTAGTGAATAACAGAGGTAGATAGGGTGATAGATTGCGTGAAAACGTAGAAGCGTAGAGATGTAGAGTAACACTGTGCTACACCTGTATAATACTGTCATAGAGCCTGTAATAATGCTATACTATGCTTTGTTTGAGGGCCGAGCCAAAAACTAATAGTGCCCGCCGATTTTTACCCCTGTTGACAAGCACTGTTTTTGTTGTAAAATATACATTTATGCTACCAGCCAAGTGAAACCCTTTCGAACTGACAACCTAAGCGTCGCAATTCTTTTTGACGGTCCTCATAGTAGGGGAGAGAAATACCTGTAATGGTCACATGAGGCAGGTCTTTTAAGTGCAGGCTGACCGACGAAGTGAAGTGATAGACATGAACGAACTCATATTCTTGAAAGAGTTGGGCTAGGACATCTTCAAAGATGAGCTCCGTCTCCAAGTAGGTCACATCAGGGATAGTGAAGGTTTCCTTGGGATGGGGGAGATAGAGGTCAATGTCCAAGGCCTTGGCATAGGTACTGATAAAGCGGATGGAGATCTTGTCGTCCTCTTCGGAGAACTTTTGTCCCAGCAGGACCTTGACCGTCTTACCATTTGAGACGGGTGCTTGAGACAGGTCAAAAAAATGCTCCAGATAGACTAGTTTCTCTCTAGCTACGACATGGTAGTTACTGCGATAGAGGGTATAGTGCTTTTCCGTCCGCTCAATCAAGTCATCTCTGGTCAAGCCCAGAGAACCCACCTGACTGGGTTGAAGAGGGAGGGCATACATTCCCAAAGGGTAAATATCCGCATAGCCATCATCGAAACTCATGAGGTGCTGGTAATTTGAACTAGCAACCAAGTCCAGAATCAAGCTATTGTCAAAGCTAGCATAAAAAATGGTGTCATAGTCGCCGGCAAGCTCCTGACAAATCTGAGCCAAGTCCTCTGTCGTTTGAGGATAATGAACATGGTCAAAATCCTTGGCATAATGCTCCTGACGGGCATTTTTGACAGGACTGACATAAAGGCTGACAAAGTCCTGATTAGGATAGAGTCTCTTGATATGCTGGGCAATCTTGGCCTGCAAGGGCGTTGTGGCAATGATGAGGTGTTTCATCTCTTTGATTCTCCTAGGTGGTGATGTTGCAGCAAGGTCTCAACGACTTCAAAGTCCAAGGCATCGTCGATATCATAAGAATAGAGTTTGGGCATTTCATATGCTACTGTCTTATCCGTGTAAAAGGTCTCATCTCGTAGGTAAAGGTCCTTGCGAGAAATCCAGATACTACCATTGGGATAGTAATAGATAGGCTCTTTTTGCTTTTGATAGCGAAATTTAGCCTTTTGCGAGGCGATAAATGATAGAAATTTCAAATTTATCCAAGCATTTTTATATCGGCGAG